AGCAGGAGCCATTGACTGTATAACTTGATTAACAAAATTGGGGTCTGCGTTAGTTTGTTGTTCAGCCAAAGCTACGTTTACACCAGGATTTTGAGCTAAATAATCTTTGATTTGCTGGGCAGTATAAGGTGTATAACCTTGAGAAGCAGCAGGAGTTGGTGTGGGAGTAGGGGTAGGTGCTGGAGTAGGTGCTGGAGTGGGTGTGGGAGATAAGCTTGTTATCCCAGAAGGAACACCAGAGGAGGCAACCGTTGCCATAGCAGTTTTTGCTTGAGTTGGCGTGATTGTCCCATTCTGTAGTGCAGTCAATATACCTGCGCTTGTAGTGGGTAAGGTTGTTGCGGCTGTAGAAACGGGTGTAGCAGGTGTTGTAGTAGAAGTGTTTGCTGTAGGTGTAGATCCGGGTAATGTTGCAATGCCCATAGTTGCTGGGTTGGCTAAACTAGCAATGTATTGGTTAACAACAGCAGGATTTGCATTGGTTGCCTTGGTTGCTGCTGCCACAGCAGCAGGATCGTTTACATTGATGTTATTTTGGGCAATGTAATTTCCAATATCAGTTGGCGTGTAATTTGTGTATAACGGCGCTAAATTACTTGCAGGTGTCAAACCGCTAGGAGCTTGTGTATTGTATGGCATTGCAAAATTAGGAACAGGGGCGTTAGTCCTGTTTGCAGCAATGGCCTGAGCCTGTGCTTCAATTGCAGACATAGCATTGGCTTGTTGGCTAGGGTCTGTGTAAAGGGTATCGGTAAAATATTGTTGATTGGGTTGTCCGGGCGTGACAACGCTAGAAGCGCCGGGAACTTGCATCCTAGATGCAACAAGGGCTGGAATGCCTGCGGAAGAAGAGCCAGAACCACCACCTCCACCTCCACCGCTTGAAGCCAAAGAAGCCACAGCTCCTAAGCCTAAAATGCCTTTATTGGTGGATATAAACTTAGATATATCGTTTAATGTAGAAGATAGAGTTGAAGGATTTGCGGCGTTATAACTAGCTTGAGCGGCATTCTTTTCAGCAGTCGTTCCAGTTCCAATAACGCCCGTACTTCCATAATCACCCATACCTGCATCTAATGCAGACAAAGCTGTTGAAGTAGTATTTTGCGGGGTGGACACAGTATTTTGTCCAAAATTACTAGGAACTGTGTAGGTTCCAGAACCAGCATCTAAAGCTGAAAGATTATTGCCACTACCTGATACGCTTACTGGAGTATCCCCTGAAACAGGAGCAACATAATCATAATAGTTTGTATCATCTGCCATTATTGGCTCCTTAAAAGGGATGGAAGGCCTATAGACCCGCCTTTTGCCGCCATTTTAGCGGTTTGAGCTGTATTTGTCACGAATGGATTGTAGACACCCTCCATGTCATAAGCCACGATTGGGCCTGCAACTGTTTGGGTTGTCTGCGGTGAGGCTATACCTGAAGTGATTGCAGGTGTTGTACTAGAAGCTGGTGTACCAGAAGCGGATACATTAGAGGCTGGAGCGGTAGCAGCGGGTGCGGCAGATTTTGTACTGGCAATTCCACCCAAAACTGGGCTTATTTGCTTAATAATATTGGCTGCCTGAGCGGCTACTTGTGCATTTGGATCTCCTGTCAGGCTAGACAAGGCGCTTAAAGCGCCTGCTGTGTCACCCTTTTTAAGGGAAGCAATACCGCTAATAACATTCCCAAACTGGGATGAGCCAGAAGGTAATATATTTGTAAGGCCGTTTAAACTTGTTAACGCACCTGCCAGGTTTCCCTTTTCTACTGCGTTTACACCAGATGCCACGGTTTTTGCCGTGTTTAATGCACTTGCTGTAGATGGGTCTAAACCCAATGTACCACTTAAACCTGATGCCGCAGTTAAGGTATTGAGGATGGTAGAGGTGTCTATTTTTCCTTTGGCTAGTGAATTAACAGCGTTTAAACCAGCCACCGCAGCAGAAACGCCTGGGATAGCATTGAGCATTGGCACACCAGCAACCATTTGATCAACTGCGTTTGTGGTGCTTGCCAGAAAGCTTCCGGGTGAACCGCCTGTATAGCCTACTTGTGCGTTGTAATCAGTAACTGGAGCTACAACTCCCGTTTTTGGATCTACGTTAACAGTTGTATGAATGGTTCCTCCAGCAGAACCAATTTGAACCTGATATTGTCCATTTGGCCCTTGGACAACTGCATCGGCTGGAAGTTGATTCCCTTTTGAATCTACAAGCACAGTTTGCATTGATTCAGCGCCAGTGTTGTCATCAAAGACGGGCACTTGTTTAACTTGTACCCCGCCAGATTGAATGGAGTTATATGTTTGGTTAAACGCTTGGCTAGGATCGTTAGCTGTTACTGGAGCTGTCATACTGCTTCTCCACCACTGATAGTAATGGTTAACCCTGTATTGGAGGCTTTAGCTGAAATGAATGAACTCGTTGGTAAAACTTGGACTCCGGCATAGGAAAAAGTACTATTTGCCGCTACAGTCTGGGCATAGAACAAGGCATTTTGTGTTCCTGCGCTGAATGTGGCTAAAACAATATGCAAGTTAAAGGTCAAAGCTCCACCCGTTGTATTGCAAACATCGATCTGCTTTAAGTATGTACGGGTAGGTGTTGTATTGTTGGTGGGAACGGTATAAAGCGTGGCGTAGGAAGTCGTTAGCGCTGCCTGTGCAATCTGTACTGGGGTTACGTTTTGATAGTTTGCCATTATAGGTTTAACCAAATAAGAGCTTGACTGCTTGACACTTGATTAGAAATCACTTGATTCACATTGTCGTTACTTGCAAAATACAAACGAAGAACCTTGGTCAATATATCAAAATATTGCTGGTCATACTGCATAGGCGGTTGAGGTAAGTTAGGTGCAACATTGATGATTGGAATACTCATGTGTTACCCCTTCTACCATCTGGCTTTATCTCAATCCTAGGTGTACCGAGTTGCCACTGTAAACCCAACTGATTTCCTTCAATTTGGAATATCAACTGTCTACCTCTTAACCTGATGAATACTTGGCCAGTGAATTGTTCAATAGGCGCTGTTGCCGTCCTGGTTACTGTGGCTATGTTCGAGCCCCCTGTAGCTTGAGGTGAGTTATATCCTGAGCCAGAGTTCTGCATGGGAATCAGCGTCATGGTCACTTGCGGGCTGGTTGCAGTAGACTGCCTAAACGTCACATCAGGAAGTATCCTGTTAACAAACGCAAACCGATTACCAAATTGCAGATCAAACTCAGAGGATTGAATATAGCTATCCATGGCCAAATCTACGCCATTGGTATTGTCATTAAGCCCGTATTCCTGATACACCAAGGTATTATTATAATTAGCCGATACTGGATATCTCAAAGCAGTCGAATCAATCCAAGCCGTTCTACCCATTGAACCATAGTACCAGATGTCATCTTGGTAGTTATAAACTACATAGCTGTCTATCGTTGTACTATTTTGTGAGCAATAGAACCACCATATCTCATTGAAGCCTTCCACCGTTCCTGCAAAAATTTGTTGCGACTGGTTCTGGTTAATATTGCTGTAAATGTATTCTCTCAAGTCACATCTAAGCGTTGAAACTGTACCGTTGTACTTATAAAACTTGTCAACACCCATCCAGTAGGTTGTACCTGCCGCAAGGATAGCTGCGTTCTGGCTCATGATCGATATATTGTCTCCAACAATATTAGAACCCCAGACCGCAGGAGTTCCAACATATTGGAAAGAATAAACCGAGGTATCCGTAAACACGACAATTTCTTGCCTGTTTTGAACACAGGCTACGATCTTAGATCCTCTGGATAGTCTTATATCTCCTGCCTGATTAGTTGCAGCTGGTGTCCACATGGTCACAGATTCCTGATCTGACCAACGAACCAACATAGGATCAAGAGTAGAACCGCCCAATGTGTTAGTGCCAAATGCAAACACAAAGCGACTAGCATCGGAGACAAAGATAAAATTAGCAATAATCGGTACATCTGACGCTCCCGATAATGTGCTAATGTTAACTCCTGGGCTGCTAAAGGTTGCACTATAAGCCCAATAATATATAGCCCCGCCTTGAGGATTAAATATTAAATCCTGCCCGAAGTTGGCTTGGCTCCATAGTCTTAGTCCTACTGTTGTAGAAGAGCTGGTACCCCATACTCCAGAACCCCAAGTGCCTGACCCCCATCCATATAAAGGTACCTCAATGGCTGGGCCAGTATTGATTTGATAGGTAGCCGTGACAGTCCCTCCGCCAGGAGAGCCCGATGCATCCGAAGCGTTTGCCGTGGCCGTGGCAGTGAAGGTGTAAACGTTTACACTTAGCACCGTGACTTGATATTGCTGGTTTAAAACCGCAGCCGTGATATTGCCGCCTAGCCCAGTCGCCCCAGAGAACGTTACAAAATCCCCTGTCACCGCTCCATGAGCCGTGGCATTCACTGTAATCGTTGATTGGCCAGCAATCGCTGTGAACGGGTTTGTTAGAGTCTGCGTTCCACGAATAGGGGTAATATCATAAAAGCTACCCGCTTCATTAATATAAAACTTTAGATTGGTGCCTACGCCAATTAATGATATGCCCGTTAAAGAAAACCAGTTAAATAAAGAGCGGCAAACTCCTAGATAAGTATTTAAACTTAACGGATACCAGCCCCCTATTTTTTCAGGGAATCCTTGCCTAAATCTGACCAGTTGAGATTTATACCAGCTCCCGACAATAGTAAAACCTGGCGAGTTAGTTCCTACCGTCTCTGAGGCATATTGGGTCTGCTCCCTGTTTACACCAGGGCGAAACATGATGGGTAGTAGTGCGGTAGGTTGATCAGCCATAGCTTATTGTCCCATTACCCACCTAAAACGGCAAGGGCATGTTGGGTTAATTTGATCCGTTCTTCCAACCCAAATGTACCGCCATTGATTCTTCTGGTTAGTCCTTCCCAGTTCTGCGCTTCAGCCAGATCGTTGCATCCGTGGGTCTTCCAGAACCAACCAGCGGACAAAGCAGCATACATAGGGGTAGCAACAAGTTGTGGGTCTTTGACCATATCTCTCTGGACTGACTGCCCAAAGTGGTAATAGTTATCGTGTCCAGTCAACTGAATACAGCCCCGACCATGAAACCGCCAACCATCTCCTGATTTTTCATCACGGTTTCCCATTCGATTGGCGTAAATTCTGTTGGCAATCTTCTCGGGCTGGTGGGCGTAAAGGGCAAACTCATCGGGTTGAAACTTGTGTCCAAAGAGCTTTTGTAAGGTTTCGGCTCGATAGTTGAGGTTTTCTTCCGGTGTTTTGAAATGGTTGCACTCGTGGCTGCACTGTCCGATAAAAGCTGCCTGCTTCTTGACATCGTTCATCCCAAACGTAGTAAAAGTCGTAGTCAATGGTTCCGACCATTCAGCACCTATCCCGAGCTGATTGAGCTTCTCAGGGCTTAACATTGACCATCTCCCTTACTTTTTGATAGGTGTCGATACAGGCGTTGAGCTGGGTGATGGCGATGTCCCCATCTGCTGCGATGGCTGCAATAGTCTTAAGAGTCTCTCGCTCAGATTGGCCGTCATTGGTTGAATCTCCTCTGGCAGGGGTGGCATCTGTGGGGGTTTGAACGGCACAACTGGAGGGGAGGCGCAACTCGCCAGAGTCAATCCTAGAGTTAATACTAGACTGCTTTGTTTTAACATCATTTCTCGCCTTTACAAGTGCAGTGGTTACGCCTGAGAGCTTCTTGTTCAGTTCGGCTTCTTTGGCACGAGCTTCGTCATTAAGTCTGATAATTTCTGCTTGATCTTCTGCAACCCGTCTTTCATAGCCGTGATGATCTGCGA